TCTTTTAGCATGTCAAGATTATATCCATCGGCAGTAACTACCTCTTTCCATGGATGCCAGCCACGGTTAAGATTATTCGAGCGGTAAAACATCGGCTTCGTTCCGTCCTGAGATATTTGAACTATTGTCTGTTTGACCCAGTTTGTATCTACGCGCTCTACTATAACGTGTGCGTGCCTTGAGCCACCATAAGGCTGTGGAAATGTGCCAGAGGTTTGATTTTCAACCGCGCGATAAAAGCCAGTAGGGGTAGTAGTATCATCAATGTTTTGCAAAACTGGCATATTATCTAGCCCACCTAAGCCATAGTCACCTATTTTTAGGAATTTTTCGTCGGTTTGGGTTTTTGAGTAGCTGTCGCTTATATCGCGCTTTAAAACTAGCTGTGCGTTAGAGTTCGATTTTAGCGACTCTATCTCGCCTTTGAGGTAGCTAGTGCGGTTTGCCAGCTGGATAGCTTGCTTGTTACTTATTCCATCTGCTCCGCCGACTACTGGGTCGGTCGTTTCTAACTGATAAATTCCGCTCTCCCAAGCGGTATTTTCTTTTAAATTTGCCATTAATACACTCCGTAATTGTAAGTTTTATCGTAGGTTGCCTTGCCGTCATATCTTAGCGCGGTCGTTCTAGCCTCTACCGCTACTAATACACACCTAGCGGGTGCAGCCGCGATAGCGGCCCCTTTTAGTTTTTGCGCTTTTGCGCGGTCGGTTAATCCGCTAGTTATAATGCTATATCCCGCCCAGTGGCTATTGCTGCCGTAAAAGCGCGATCCGTCGAATTTAAAGGCGCCGTTATATTTCTGGCTTAAATTTCCTTCAACGATAAGTGCGTCTTTATCGTATGCGCTCACGGCTTTTTTCATCGCGTAAAAAGTACCGCTATAAAAATGTATCTCGAAGGCGTTTCTTATAAGCTCTCTGGCTGCCGCCTCGCTAAGTCCGTCTATATCCACGTCGTAGCTTTGAGCTAGTATAGGCAAAAGAGAAACTGGGCAAGAGTCGGCCAGTATGTTTATCGCTCCCAAATCCAGATTATCAAGTCTTACTCCGAATAGTTCGTCGAATTTCTTGTCAAATTTGCTTTTGTGATTAGGTAGTAAGCTCATAATTCAGCCTTTTTGTAGCTTATCTCATAGCTTAAATTTACAAATTCTTTTACGCTTATTTTTTTATCATTCAGCGGTTCTTTAAGACTTACTCTATAAACGCCGTTTTGATGTAGATTTTTATAGATGTAGCTTAAATTTAGATCCTCTCCAAGGCTAAGAGTAGTTGGCAGAGCTGATATAGTTTTAGCTACTTCGTCTTGAAAGAGCATATCTGTTAGCTCAAGGGTAGCTATTACCTTTACATCTATCTTTGTAGCATTTAACACGCTTAGATTATCAGTTAGCGGACGCACCTTTTCGGCACTTAAAAAGCTCTCCACATCTTTGCGTGTCTCTTCGCTCATATCAGTAGTTTTTAGATAAATTTGAACTACGCCTGCACCGCCATTTAGCACACTGCACTCCAGCACCTTTGCATTTGCGCTAAGTGTTTGATAAGTATATGCTTTAGCACTGCCTGCAGTTGAGAAACGCTCTAGGCTTAAAACTGCACGCTCTCTTAGCCTTTCGTCATTCTCGTGCTCGGCTCCGCCTTCAAACTCACTTAGCTGTTTTGCTTTTAATACGAAAGGAAGTGGCGTTTGGATATATTCGCACTTTGCCTTGCTGGTTTTTGTAAACTCATCTAAGATGATCACTCCAACAGCTTTTAGCTCGTTTGCTCTTATTACAACTTCACTCTTCAAGCTAGCTATTTCACCATTTTCGCTGCGTAAAATTAGCCCTTTTGGCAAATATGTATCGCTGCTTCTTGGCATTGAAAGACTAAACTCACACTGCGCCGTTGGTCTCTCGCCTTTTAGTCTCTCTATGCCATAAATCGCTACTATGTTATCCAGGTCATCTCCAGTAGAAAATGGCAGCAACATCGCCTTAACGCTATCATTTATCCTGGCTCGCAAGAGCAACTCTCTATAAGCCAATGTTTCAAGTAAGGCCGAGTAGTTGTCGCTTTCTAATAATTCTAACTCCGCAGACGAGCTAAGCCCGTCTTTCTGCTTCGACAAGTCTCGCAGCTGCCAGACGCTTCGCTGCAGACACGGCTCGCCTCACCCTCTAGACCCTGCACTGAAGATGTGCCAGACTTTGCTGGCGAAAGCTCGGTATCGCTAGTTAAATATCTTTTAAAAAGCTCTTTAATGTTATTTAAAATTTCATCATATTTAAGCACCTCAATAACGTTTGGATATGGAAGTTGTTTTAAATTCATTTTTTACTCCTCACATGAGCATAGCCCATGTTCCGGCAGGAAGCTTTAGCTCCCTTGACCCACCTAAAGCTATGTTTGCTACTCGCAAACTGCAGTTTATAGATAAAACTCATATCCTTACCTCTATCTCATTACCACTCATAAGCACTACTTTAAAGCTAAGCTTATGATCTTTTAGACTCATAAGACGAACTTCATCGATCTTTACTCTCTTTTCCCACTTCTCAACCGCCTCTATCACAAAGCACGCCAGATCAGCACGAAATTCATCATCTGCCTTGCGATCTATTAGCTCATAAATTCTGCTGCCATACTCAGGCAGCATCACACGAGAGCCAAGCGGAGTTAGGAGTATATCTTTGATAGAGTTTTCTATATCAATGAGATATTTCATCATTAATCCCTCGCAAGTCCGTTATTTGTATGATCGCTTAGATTACCACGCCCGTCACTTACGCTGCCGCCAAAGTTTGCATTGCCGCCTGCTGTGATTGAGCCAGTGATTTTTACATCTCCGTTTATCTCAAAGCTACCGCTATCACCACCACTTCCTGCTGTATTTATTGACCCTTCAATGAGCGTATTGCCAAGCAGTTTGATATCCCCGCTTTTTATAGTTGTGTCGCTGGCTTCTACTATCACATTTTTAGCCTTTACATTTGCGTTATCACAAGTTATGTTTATAAGCTTTGGAGATGAAATTTCAAGGCAAGAGCTAGAGCTGTCATAGCTCATCTTTATGCCATCTTCAAAACTTACATGCACCTTTTTATCAGTAGCATCTGCCTTGTGAGAACTTTGATAAAGCCCACGAAGAACCACGCCTGAGTTTAACTCATCATGCACAGGTAGCACTAGCACCTGCTCTCCTACACGTATTGGTGAAAAGCTCACTGCATAAGAGTTGGCATGTGCTTGAAATACCGGTAAAAAATCAGTTACCATCGAACCAATGGCAACTTTTGCACGGTCTGCTCTTACTTCACTTATAATTCCAATCTCAATCATTTATATGCTCGCTAAATTTTTTATTTCTTGGCATTCTCGTATACTTTACGCTATGCTTGATCTCTTTTACATCTTCATGTATTTCATTAAGCTTCTCTTTATTTGTTGCGAAATTTGCTGCTAAAATATCGCTTAGCTTTTCAGTGGCACTACTTTGTTTATTTATAGCTTCACTATTTTTATTGACCACATCGATCATCAAATCAGTGTTTTTGCTCGTATATCTACTAAGCAGCAAAAAGACCACCACAAAACCGATAAAGCCAAAAATCGCCATAAAGACGATAAATTCGTTTAATCCCCAAGCTCCGGCCAAATTTATTAGTCCGGCCGTTTCTTTGATCTCGTCGCTAAAATTTAGGCTATTTTCCATTTTATTCCTTTATCCCCAGGCATTGTTTGAGAAGTCTTTCGCAATCGCGGTAATAAATAGCAATCCTCTTATCCGTCTCAAACGTACCGTCGTTTTTTGGTTTATCGGGCATCTTGGCATTGCACCTTACGGGCACGTATTTTTCTTGATAAACTATGTGCGGCTCGCTCGTTTGAGGTTTGGCCGCGCAGCCCGCAAATATCAAAGCAAACACGCAAAAAAGCAAAATCCTAATCACGAAACAGCTCCTTATATGCCGCTAGTTCGGCTTCGCAGCTTTTATCTTTGACGTAGATCTTCTTTATCCGCTCGGCCTCTTTTGACGGAGTATCGTCGATCTTTACCGCGGCGGCTTTTATAGCTTCGTTTTGTGAAGCAAGAGCTGTATCGCAGGCACTTAGATTGTTTTTGACTGTAGTGTAGTCCTTGGTTAGTCGCTCATTTTTCTCTTTTACGCTTTCAAGGTCTTTAAGCAAGACGGAATTTACGCCCTCTAGCCTTGAATTTTCGAGGAACAAATTTACGCAAGCAAAACCTAAAAGCGCAGCTAACGCAAAACCTACGATAGGAAGTTTAGTCACCAAGTAACCCACTTAACACCTTCTTTGCACGGTTCGGCGTTTGTTTTGCCCAAAGGCTATTTAGTCCATTTTTGTAGGCTGCCTCATATTCACCAGACTTTATGAAATTAAGAGTGGTAACAAACTTTTTCACGCCTGGTACGCCCATTTGATAACACATCTCTATTACCACGTCTTGGACATTTTTTGGCTTATCTTCTAGCCAAGGAAAAGCTTCACAAACGCTAGAGGCAAGCTTAATTAGCTTCATCTCTAAAATTTGATCTGCTACCGCTTTACTCATGGGCTCAGCCTTGCCGCCATTTAAAAAGAGTTCGTCTTTACTAAGAGATGAAACCTTAAAGCCATATCCGACAGTAGGATACCCACGAGTATCCTGATATATGTAGCTTTTAAAGCCTTCGTTCTCTTTTATGTTTTCTTTTAAGCTCATGTATACTCCTATTTTTTTGGCAATGTTACGAAAGCTAACTGCCAAAATCTATCAAAAATTTTTGTTACAAAAATTTATAAAAAATGTTGATAGATTTTTGATGGCCTTTTTATTCATAATGCGGCCAGAAAGGAGAAAATATGATAGTGGAGTTCGAAAAAGAGCTTATTAGTGCCCTAAAAGAAGTTTGTAAAAATACATCTATATATTTAGGTGAATTTGAAGATAAAAATGAGATGGAACTTCTTATCAAAGGTTCTGATGAGTTTGTATTTGTTGAATTTGTTGATGAAAAATACGAAGACATGGTTAGAAAAAATGTAAATTTTAATATACATATACTATGTACTACTTCTAGCAAACAGCAAATTTATAGGCAAGAAAATAGATATAAAGCTATCAATCTAGCTGAAAGAATAGATAAAAAGCTAAATAAATCCTTTTTAGATAATGAATTTAGTATTAGGTTGAATAATCTAAAAGTGTTACACAATAGCATAACTGACTATGGCTACATGTATGTTTTGTCACGTCAAATATCGACTGATTTTTTACAAAAAGATAGCTGGTTAGAGAGCTAAAAGATGATAGTTGTAAAGTTGTAAAAACAAAAGATAGGAGGGGAAAATGCGTTTTAGTGCTGATCTCATTGCCCTTAAAAAGGATAGTGGTGAAGATCAAGTTGAAATTTTATTAGTTGTTTGTGGAGAGTGGCAAGGGCATAGGGCAGGAGCTTTTCGCATAGATAGCGGCGATCTAGAAAAGATCAAAATCAATTTTGATGCCAGAAAGGTTGATACTGTAATTGACTACGAGCACCAAAGTCTATATGGAAATGAAGCACCTGCAGCAGGATGGATAAAGTCTATGCACATAAAAGACAATAAGCTTTATGGCATGGTTTCTTGGACTGATCGCGCAAAAGAGTATATAAAAAATGGTGAATATCGCTATTTAAGTCCTGTATTCAATTTTGCAGCAGTAGATAAAAAAAGTGGAGCATGGATAGGATGTGAGCTTGAGAGTGTAGCTTTAACAAATACTCCATTTTTAGATGAACTTGACGAAGTAAGAGCGAATAAAGCACTAAGTCCATCCCAAAAAGAAGAAACAACAAATCATAAAGGAGAAAATATGGATAAGCTAAAAGAGCTCGAAAATGAGAATTTGGCTTTAAAGGCAACTCTTGAAGAGAGTAAAAACGAAATAAAGGCATTAAAAGATCAACTTTGCCAAAGCGAAGTAAAACATGCAATATTTGAAAATAAACTCTCCCAAGATCAGGAAAAATGGGCATTAAGCTATGCAAAAAATGATTTATTTGGCTTTAGGGAGTTTTTGCAAACCGTTAAAAGCAATGAAACAGCAAAGATACCAAATGACATTTTTGCAGGCAAAGCAAACAATACTGACGAATTAGATGTTATTAAACTAGCATTACAAAAATAAGGAGAAAAAATGACAAACGAACAAACAAAACCAAGAACATATAGTGATGTGGTGGTAAATTCTGTTATTGCATTAAACGCAAAGATTGCAACTAGCCAAAAACTTGAATGCGGCACCTTACTTGCAACCACTGATGGCGGTGCTAGCTTTTCGCCAGTTGATAAGAGTTGGGATGGCACTGGGGATAAAATCTTAGGTGTCCTTTGCGACAACATTGGGCAAGATTCCTCGGCTGATGTTTTGGTGTGCGGAGAGGTAAATATAGAAGTTAGTGAGGCTGTTAGAACAGCACTTCTAAAACAAAAAATTATAGTAAGGGGTTAAAAATATGGATGAGTTGTTAAAACTTTTTACAGTCGATGCAATGACTGAAATTATTGAGCAAAAAAAGGTGGATCAAAGCTTTGTTACCGATACGTTCTTTAAAACTTGGACACCTACACTCTCAAATTCACACAACATAATTCTAAAAAAGAGTTCTGGTGTAATACTTGAAAGTGTAAGCGAAAACGGTGAGCATCTAGTTACCAAAGATGGTGACGAGACTATCATATCAGTCCCACTTCCTCGTTTCCCACAAGTGGATGTTATTTCAGCTAGTGAAATGAATTTGCTAAAAACATTAAACACACAAAAAGAGCAGGCAAAGTCACTCTCAGTAACTATTGGCAATAAACTAGCTGATCAAAAAAGTAACATAATAAATACGCTAGAGTATATGGCAGTTGGTGCAATATTTGGCAAAGTCATGGATGGAAAAGGTAATGTTTTATTTTCACTAAGTGCAGCAAACAGAACAAAAATCAATATTACAAACTCTACCGATGTACTGACGCTACTAAGCGACATTGAAAAGGCACAAGCAGAAAAGCTGGGTCGTGCAAAACCATACATTGCCTTGCTTACTCGTGATCTCTACAATGAACTATTAAAACTAGTTACAGACCAGGGCCATATAAAATCTGGTGCAGCAAAAGTATTTAATAAAAATGACGTCTTGACACTTGAAATTTTTGGAAAAACATTTATGCCATATGATGCAAGCTATATCAACCAAAAAGGTAAAGCTACTTCATACATGACTGGCAAGCAAGGAATTGTAGTGCCATTAGCTAGTGAGATGTTTGAAATTGTTTATGGAAGAGCGAATCATACATCTGCGGTAGGCAAAGCACTTACCAAGTTCTTTGCCCCAGCCCCTGAAGTGCTTGATAAAGGTAAAGGCTGGAGTATAGTAAGCGAGAGCAGAACCATACCAATTTGCAATAGGCTTGATGCTATTGTTGAGCTAGCTTTTGCATAAAATAAAATAAGCCCCTTTAAAGCCATTTTTGGCTTAGGGGCTACAAAGATATTAAAAATATATTTTTAAAGCTTTAAAAGGCTTTTAAAAGTGTTAAAAATATATTTTAAGGGTATGAAGTGATAACAAATGATGATTTATTAAAAGAGGTTTCCCAAAAAGAGCTACGAGAGCTAAGTGACTTTGATGGTACTGGCGAGATAAATCAAAACATTATAGACGATGTATTGGCTGACCGCCTCGCCTTTATAGGTTCATACATCAACCCAAAAATCTAACTCCGCTTTTAAAAGACATTTGTGCCAAGCTTATTATTTTGGAGCTAAAGCGTCGCAATAACTTTCCAAAAGACAGCCTAAGTGATCAAGAAGAAAAACTGACAAGCATACTTTTAAAAATGGCCAGTAGAAAAATACCAACACAAATAGAAGATGAAGAAAATAAGACGAGGCTTGGAACACGAGCCTTTAGACATAGTGAAGAAAATAAAATGGATTTAAAGGATTTAAATGGGTGAAAAAGCTGATATTAAACAACTTGCACGTGAGCTTTATTTAAAAGGTTTTAGTGTTGAAAAAATTGCTGAAATTTTAAACAAATCAACTAAAACTATTAAAAATTATAAAACTAGCGACGGCAAGTGGGATGAGCAAAAAACCGCTGGATACCTAAATAAAAATGGTGAAGATAAACAAAATATCTATCAAAATTTTATAGAAGAGATGAGGCTTGCCGTAAAAGATATCAGAGAAAGCGAGCTTAGTGCTAGTAAAAAGGCTGATGCACTTTCAAAGATAGGTGATAGCTTTGTGAAGATGAGTAAGGTTGCAAGCTACGAAAATCCAGCTGCTTATCGTCTTAGTATTGCCAAAAAAGTAATAATGCTTGTAGTGGATAAATTTAAAGACGATGAAAACAAAGAGTGTATTAAAAAATTAGTTGAACTCATTGAGAGTGAAAAATTTATTAAAGCCATCGAAGAGCTAGATGTTTAGGATAGTGCATGCTTTTTTCAAGAGATGAACTAAATAGTTTTTTGGAAGATAGTAGGGAAACACACAAGCAAGCTGGCGCCGTAGAGCCTGAGCTTAGTAAACTAACGCGTAAGGACTTTTACGGCTGGCTAGACAATCTAAGTAATGAACTAAAAGAGCAGATACATTTAAATACTCCTCTACCTCCAAAAGATAGACCGACAAGAATAAAGCGTGCCGAGCATGATTTTTTATTCTTTGCAAGGACTTATTTTCCACACTATTTTAGCATCAATAGCTCTTGTGCTCTTCATGAAGATTTAGCACATGTATTTGAAACTATGACACAAGATAGCAGCGGAGATAAATACGTTCGTGCTGCACCACGTGGCCATGCAAAAACAACTTACTGTTCACAGCTTCTACCATTATGGTGTATCTGCTTTAACAAAAAGCGTTTTGTAGTTGAAATATCTGATGCTGTTGAGCTCGTAGAGGGTTGTTTGGAAGCTATAAAAGCAGAGCTTGAAGATAATGCAAATTTAAAGATGGACTTCCCACAAGTTTGTGGCATCACCAAAAATTGGAAAATAGGTGAGTTTGTATCCGCAAACGGTGTCAAATTAAAAGCGTTTGGTTCAGGTAAGCGTTTGCGTGGTGTTAAATTTGGTACCTATCGCCCAGATCTTGTAATTCTAGATGACCTGGAAAACGATACCAATGTACGCAGTAAAGAGCAACGCGACAAGCTTGAAGCATGGCTTGATGAAGCGGTATTAAATCTCGGAAGTGTAGATGGAAGCTTAGACGTGCTTTATATAGGTACCATACTTCATGCTGATAGCGTTCTGGCGCGCAAACTAAAGCTTAAATTTTGGAACTCCAAAAAATATCAAAGCATTATAAATTTTCCACGTAGAATGGATCTATGGGATAAGTGGAGTGAGCTATATCGCAATGTTAGCCGCGACGCAAGTGATAAATTTTATATCAAAAATAAAACTTTGATGGACGAAGGTTCTAGTGTGCTCTGGAATGATGCTTTGCCTATTCTAAAGCTTATGCAAAAAAGAGCTGAGAACCTCAAGAGTTTTAATAAAGAGCAGCAAAACGATCCAAGAAGTGAAACGCAAATTTTTACAAAAGAGACTATGTATTTTTATAAAGAGCTTCCAAGATGCGATTACTTCGTTATGTATATAGATCCTGCAGGGGAAAAGAAAAAGAGTGATTATACGGCCATAACTGTACTAGGCGTAAGTAAAGCTGAAGCTAAGATCTACGTAGCAGAAAGCATAGTAGAGGTTATGAAGACCAAAAAGACCATCAAAGAGATAATCCGCCTAAATCAGCTTTATAAGTGCCGTATTTGTGCGATAGAAACAAATGGTGGACAAGAATTTTTTAGGCAATGGATAAGGGATAAAGCTTTTGAACTAGGCATTAAACTTCCATTAAAAGGTGTAAACAATACAGCAAATAAGGGGCAAAGAATAGAGGAGCTTGAAGTGCCTATAGATGATGGCGAGATACTTTTTCATGAGAGCCAAAATTTGCTTATTGAGCAACTAACCGAGTATCCAGAAGCCAAACATGATGACGCTCCTGATAGTCTTGCTGGAGCTTATGAACTTACAAAACTAAAAAAGAAAGTAAAAAGGCGAAGTAGATGATATTAGATAGATTTGAAAACAAGATGCAATCACAGCCACAACGTAAAAAGGGTGCAATAATTTCACAAAATAGCACGCTTATCGACTTGCTTATAAATGCTGGAGTACAAAGCATAAGCAATGATGATATGGATATGATACTAAACGATTTAACTGTTACGCAGTGTGATGTTAGCCGAAAGGCAGCAACAGAGAAAAAAGAAGTACAAATAGTTTGCGACAATGAAGAAGTTAGGGATGAGTTTAAAAAAATTTTTAATCCTGACATAGTAAGTCAAATTCTAGAGACTTATCTTTATGGACTAAATGTATTTGAAGTAAACTATAAAGACAAAGGTGGCTTCATCTATCCAAGGTTGGTGCATCGTGATTTTAGGCAGTTTAAGTTTAATTCGAGCAGTGAGCTTATATTTTTTGCAAATGGTAGCGAAGAAGATATACCGCCATTTAAAGTTATTTATGGACTAAATAGAGCAAATTTTAGGAAAATTTATGGCGATGGATTACTAAAAAAGCTTTATTTTCCAGTAAAAATGAAAAATGCAGGTCTTAAATTTTGGTTTAGATTCTTAGAGCGTTTTGGTTCGCCATGGGCTATTGCAAAAACAAGTTTTGATCCTGATAAGCTAGCTTCAGAGGTGCAAGCTATGCTAAGTGGCGATAGTGCAGTGATTGATGCCGAAGAAGAGCTTACTCTTATTCAGCCAACTTCAAATGTCGACTTTACTAAGCTGCCAAACTACCTGGATAATCAAATAAGCAAGGCTATTTTGGGAGCAAATTTAACAAGTGATGTAAAAGAAGGTAGCTACGCAGCAGCTAAAACTCACAATGAAATAAGAGAAGATCTGGCTAGCAATGATGCAAAAATTTTAATTTTTGTTATGAATAAGACCATTAGCTATTTTAAAGAGATAAATGGCTTTAACGGTGAACTTTACGCAAAGCTTTATGATGAAGATGCGCCAAATATAGAGCGAGCTACTAGAGACAAGACCTTATATGATATGGGCTTTATACCTACTAAAAAGTATATCACCTCTACCTACAACATAGAGCTTGACGAAGATGATCAAATATCAAAAAAAGATAAAAGTCTGAAAGCCAATAAGGTAAATTTAACGGCTTTAAAAGGCTCTTTAAAGGCTTTAGATAGATTTGATAAAGCCACGGACGAGATGGATGTAGAAGACGGCGAGATAGAAGCGGCCTTAAACACACTAATAGCAAGTAGCGAGACCTATGAAGAGGCTTTCGATAAGCTTTACGAGCTTTACGATCTACCATTTGAAAAGCTTGAGCCCTTGATGTTTAAAGCCGTAGCCAATGCGCAGATGTTGGGATATCTAGATGAAATTTAGTTTTTTCGAGGAGCCTACGGCGGTTTATGAATATTTAAAGAGCAAAAAGCCCCAAGCGCACTTTGATTATCACGACGCCCACAAAAAAGCTTTTACGATAGCCAAGATGACAAATTTAGACCTTTTAAAAGATATGCAAAGTTCGCTTACAAAAGCTTTTAAAGACGGCATTGGGTTTGACGAGTGGAAAAATAGTGTAAAGCCTATGCTGGCAAAGAAAGGTTGGCTGGGAAATATCAAAGTAAAAAACCCAAAGACTGGCGAAGAAAAGGAAATTTACGTAGGCAATAGAAGATTAAGAAATATATTTAACACCAATATGAGAACGGCCTATGCTAAGGCTAGGTATGAAAGCCAGATGGAAAGCCTAGGCGAATACTTCCGCTATACCGCCGTGCTAGACGGTAGGACCAGAGAGGCCCACAGGAAGCTTCACGGTAAGACACTGCCCAAGACGGATAAATTTTGGGATACCAACTATCCGCCAAATGGCTGGGGGTGTCGCTGCAAGGTGCAGGTACTAACTGAGGCTGAGTGTATAGCTAGAGGTATCGTGCCACTTGCAGATGGTTCTTTTTTACCTCAAGCTGCAGAAAAATATTTTAGATACAACCCAGGTAAAGTTGATAAGACAGACGAAATTTTAAAAGATAAGCAAAACAAGGCCTTGGGCGCCATTACTTCAACTCTTGCAAAGAAAAATTTAAAGCAGACATTAGAAAACTTCGAGCACGAAAGAGATATTTATGTTTGGCAAAAAAGCTTAGACGACATGGTAAGCGCCGTAGTCGGCGGTAAAATCATCAAGGATAAAATTTACCAGGTGGCTCAAGTAGGGGAGTTAAAGCAAAGTATCAAGAAAAATCTAAAAATCATCGACATAGATCCCAAAGCATCCAGTATAGCCGTTTATCAAAATACCATCTCGCACATCACGAGAGATAGCAAGCCGAAGGGAAAAGAGCCCAATATCGATGAGATAAAAGCCGTAGTAGGCGTATTTGACGAAGCTAAACGCGTATTTTACGATAAAAAGGACAATGTTTTACTATATTTTTATAATAGCCTACAAAACGATAACATGGTAAATTACGCCGTCGTCCGCCTAGACTATACGCTTAAAAAATTTAAAACCGATAATTTTATAGCGACTATTACGAGAATACCCGTAGAAAATTATAAAGCTATTTTGAAAGATAAAAAAAGATATATGAAGATAAAGTAGATAAGGCCGGGCATCGAACCCAAGTCATATACAGCTTGCTTTTGCAACTGGAACCCTGCCAAATCTGGGCCATCTCTTATCTACTTTGTGTAATTATACCACATTTTAAGGGGACAAACGCAATGATAGAAGTTAAAGGCCTAGAAGAGCTGCAAACTAAGCTAAAATCTCTGCAAAATATCGACAAAAAAACCAAGCCGCTAATGCAAACGCTAGGCAACATCTTACAAAACGAAATAGAAGCTAGTTTTGAGAACGAGAGCAGTCCGTTCGGACAAAAATGGCAAGCCTTGAAACCTAGTACGATTAGGCAAAAACAAAAGTTAGGAAAGTCATCCAATATTTTAAGATGGGACGGAAATTTGGCGGATAAATGGATAGTTAAAGCAAACGATAAAAAAGCCACGGTATCTAATAATACGAATAAAAACGGCTTTGCTTATGGACTAGTTCATCAATTCGGATCAAATAAAGCAGGGCGTAGCCACAACATAAAAATTCCAGCTAGAGCATTTTTGCCAGTAGATAAAAATAGAAATTTACCAAAAGATCTAGAAGATGTGGTAAAAAAGGTGATGATAAAATTTATAAAAAAGTATTTTAATTGATAATAGATAATAAGCTTGTGCCAAATTCTTTAAGTGTTTTTATGATTTTATTTGCAGCTTCTATATTTGCGTAAAGCCATCTTAGCCTTTCAAAAAGCCTATGATCTTTAATCTTGCGAAGTTCTTCTGAATATATAACTAGCCTGCCTGTAAAAAGTATATGAAGCTTAGCAAGGGCAGCTTTTGCTCCTACTACCTCACTTTCTTCATGAGCTTCTTTAACGATCTTGCAAAAACCAAGTAGCATCTGCCTTTTTTCACTACTAATATCGGTTGCTTCATTGATCTCTTTTTCAAGCTCTGTCTCTAGATGTGCAATACTATCTATATCCACTTTACTATAAACTTTATTTTTCATTTCATAATGTGCAAAAATAGAGTTTATCAAGTGTTTTTGAGTAGTGTTTAAAACATCTTTAAAGGCTTCCATTTTTGTATTTAAATTTTTATGCGCTATAACTTTTAAAACATCATTTAACATATCTTTATCGTAGCCAATATCTTCTAGAACATCTTCACAATGTTTACTAAGCAAGGCTCTCTTTTTTAGTAGTTTTATACTTTCATACTCATTAAATGATTGTTGCAATGCATACTCCAGGCTCGCACCCCCATCTTTAATAGCAATATCGCATATATTAGTCAAAATTTCTTTTGCTAGCATCACTACTCCAATCTACTATAGTTTTTATATCATCCAATTTTACTTTCAATGTATCTATACATAGTTTTACTTTGAAAATATCTTTTTTGTCTATTTTCCCAATGCTATTCTCTATTATATCCAGACTTCTATAGACTTGTTTTAAATTGGCAAATATGTCATCATTCATTTCTTGCTCTCCTTTATAATGTTACAAATACTGTTGTAGCTTAGATTGTGCTTTGCTGCTAGTTCTCTTATAGTTTTGTTTGGATCTTTGCCAGCATCTATTGCTTCACGATACTCTTTTAGTATATCTTCGTTACGATATGTTGATTTGTAGCTTGGAACATAGACATTTGAGCCACCAAACTCTTTTACCACATCGCTAGGGCTTTTACTTTGCTTTATAAGATCATAAAGCTGCATAAATATATCAAGGTTGCTTATCATCTTGACACTCTTTTTTAAAGTGTTTAAGAGCTATTATTATCTTACTTGCATCACCTTTTTTGAGGCTAAAAAGATGCAGTGGACGATAGCCTAATATCCTAAATATAAAATTTCTCAAAGCCATTTGAGTTTTTACTCTAGCTCTTTCATTCCACATCGCATCTATCATATTTAGCTGTTTTTTAGTAGCATAACCAACCTTTGTTATTGGCTTTTGCACACTCATTGATGGTTTATAACCTAACAAAATAAGAACTTCTCTTAGCTCATCTATACTTAGCTTTGTTAGGCTGTCTTTACCATATTTTGCTTGCAAATATACCTTACGACACTCGTCATCTACAAAGTAGTTATGCTTTAGTGTTTGTATCATCTTGATATAGTATTTTTTAAGTTCGCTCACATTCATATTAAACCGCCAAATCTAGTGTGTTTTCTTTGATAGTTGTATTAGTTGTAACAGTTGTACTACCTCGTTCACAACTATACAAAATATTTTTACCCTTTTTACTGCTATACCAGAGTTTATTGTCAAATTTATCTAAGCAGGCTCTAGCTGTTTTATCATCTTTTTCATATCCTAAAGCATTTAATAGCTCGGTTTTGCTTAGTATTTTTTCTTTTAATATCTCTATAGCCTTGGCCGTAAAGTCAAACTCATATTCATTCATACAAGCTATCTCTTCATCAAGCCTACTAAGCTCCAAGCTCGCTATTTTTACACAAAAAGCGCTATTTACTATGGCTGCTCTTTCCTTTACGACTTCTAGAAAGAAATTTAGCTCACCTACTACACTTGGTTTTTGGTTTAGTTTATACATACAATCAATAGCGTTTTTTATGCAAGTACTGCCTTGATAGTTTTTGCCGTCTTTATTTGAGTGATGTAAAACAATGATAGTTGCACCTGCTTCTCGCATATTTTTTAGTGCATCAAATAACCTCATTAGGCGATTGTCGTTAAACAAATCACAAAAATTTACTAAGCTATCAAGTATAAATATGCAGTCTCTATAGGCATTTTTTATCGCCGATCTTTCGAGTTCAAATATAAGATCATCAGCTTGCATTTGCAAAGATGAACGTTGAATGTACTTTAAATTGCTAAATTTGTTGATCAAAAGCTCATCTACATGTCTATCTTTTAAGACACTTACCGGATTATCAAAATCAAGATAATATAGCTTTTTATTAAGCTTGCAAAGCTCTTTGGCAATACTTAGGCTTAAAAATGTCTTTCCGCTGCCACCAGTAGCATATATCATGGTAATTAGCTCGCTTGCTAAAAAGCCATCTATTAAAAACTCATGTCTTTTTTCAAAATCACCCTTTTTTAAAGATGAATTCTCTAAAAATTTAAATATATCATCCATTACAATAAACCCCTTTGCCAAAGATAGTTGCTTAAAATTTGACGTGAAACTCCAGCGCATCTTGCCATTTTTGACACATTTAGCTTTCCGTTTTTAAAGCGGTAAAAACTAAGATCATAGCCAAGTGCATTTTTCAGCCTAAAAAGTGCATTTTCATGTCTTTTAATGGCTAAATTTCTTAGGTGTTCTCTTTGCTTAAAGCTCATCTCTTGTCCTTATTGCTTCTCTTAATTGATCAAAGAGGTTGGCTAGATCTTTATCCATCTGCTTTTTAGGCTCTTTTTGTGCCAGCTTTGCGATTACGTCGGTGAAGTAAATTCCATTTTGCTTTATCTCTTTGGCGTGGATCTTCCAAAACTCACGTAAATTTGCCTTTATAGGCTCTAAATTGTTGTTAAAATACGCCTGATCATTTGGTGAAACAAAGTAAAAAACCAAAGTTTGATACTCTATGCTTGCCCCTTTTAGTGAGTATTTTAGGCAGCTATCTTTTAATGCATATTCACTCATCTCTTTTAAAAGTTTCATTTAATATCCCTTTATATTTTAGGCTTTCTCTTTTGGCTCTGGCTCAAGCATGCTAAGCCAATACGCATCGAGCTTTTGGTTAAACTCAGCTATCACTTCATCTCTAGGGCGCAAGCACTTAAATTCTTTTATCTGTGCCTCTTTGTTAGCTGCGTGAAAATTAGCTATTGCTTCTTCAAAAGTCAAAATAGTTCCTTTTTGTTTTTAAACCTTAATCAAGCCCTAAATTTTAGGGCTTTGTTAAAGCTTAGAGCATGCTAACAGCTGGTGCTTTCTCCTTTATCTCTAAGCACTCTTTTAAGCCATCATCATTTAATGCAAGCTCCTTTAGTTTCTTTTCAGGCTTATAGATGCACTCAGTTTTTACAAGTAGATCAAATTTGTCTGCAAGCAAATTTCTAAGCATCTCTTCATCACTCACTTTTATATCCCAGCCAAAACTAACTTTTACGCCGTTTTCTTCGCCTACAAAGCTTATGGTGGTAGCCTCATTCTCGCATAGTGCATTCCTAGCAAAACAAACAATGACATCTTTATGCTCCTTTAGCTTCTCGTTAAGAGCGTCTATTTGCATCTTTATCTCGCAAAAATCCTCTACCGCGCGAGTTAGTTTTTTGTCGCTTATCTCGTTCTCGCTTTTGCCTATTTTTACTCTCATCTCTTTCCTTTTATCCTTTTACTTCGCAGGCGAACAAGTCCGCCTTTACGATAAGGGTTTAGCACCCTTAACCCGCACTAAAGCACACCAAGCCGTGCCAGACTTGGCGTTACTCACCATTTTTCTTACCCTTTTTAGCCTTTTTAGGCTTTTGTGCTAGTTTTTTGTCTAAACTCGCCATCTCTTCTCCTTTAAATTTCTAGCTCACTTATGCCAAGCTCTCTTGCATATTCTCTTTCTATATCCATACCTTTTGAAAACTCACTAGCTGGATGCTTTGAAAAATACACATAAGAGCAATGGCTAAGCATTTCAAGTCCAGCCTTTAGCACCTCGTCTCTTTGCTCCTCGCTAAACACACCACTAAATGCAAGCACAGGGCTAAGCGGTATATATCCAGCTTCTTTTACCTTTCTGCACTCTTCTTTAGCTACCATGCAAGCCATAAAGTCAGCATTTACCTTACCGCTTTTAAAGGCAGCATAAGGGCTAGCAACATATACAAGTCTCATTGTCTCTTTCATCTATCTCCTTTGTAAAATTTTGACTTAAAAAAGCCCTCTATTAAGGGCTTTGTAAAATCAACTTTATGCGCTCAATATATCAACAAGTCTCATTGTCTCTCGCTCGTATATACCAGCTCCTATCATCTTAAAATACTCATTTGAGTAGTAGGCCTTTTCGCCTTTAATAAGCTCAAAGTGCTTAAATTCATACTTTGGCATATGACATTTTTTGGCATGCTTCACGCCATAAATTTCGCCATTTCTACAAAGACTTATCTCAAAGCCTTTTGCTCTCATTGCACTCATAAATTCTTCTTTTCTCATCATCTCTTCAAGTTTTCTTGCCTGTGTCATTTTTTTACTCCTTACAACCGTTACAACTATTACAACTATAAAAGCAACATCTTTGTGGCTTCTTTTATGGCTTGCTCATCTAGCTTGCATCCAGTAGCCTCACTTAGCATCTTTGCTCTATTTAAGAGCTTGATGCTTTTTCTAAAATTCCCTCTTGCCAAATTTCCAACTAGCTCTACGCAGTTTCTATCGCTTACGCCATAGTTCTCACAAACTGCTTTTAGATCATCATTTACAAGGCTTTTATTTTCTTCATCAAAATAGCTTAGTCCTCTTAGTATCCATTTTGAGCCAACTCGTGAGCTTAGTTGCTCTAGCTCATTTCCACTTTTTGAGTTGGTTAAATTTAAAAGCAGTTTATTTGTCCCAACTAGGACCAAGGTAGTTCCGCTAAAGTCATATAGTCTTCTTAGACTTTCAAGTGCTCTAAAAGGCAAGTGCTCAGCCTCGTCTATGATGATTATCTTGTTAAATTTAGCAAGGCTGACAGCGCAACTTCTTATCATCTCATCGATATTTCCTTTCGTATTAATTCCTAGCTCGCTAGCTATTATCTTAAAAAGGATTTTTGCACTTGTGTTTATAGTAGCTTCCACAAGTATCGCTTCTGGATGCTTTTTACAAAACTCGCTTACAGCTCTACTTTTACCACTTCCAGCTACACCGCTTATAACCGCCATATCTCTATCTCTTACCGCCCAGTTGATAACTGCGTTTATACTCTTGGCATCTTTTGTGGCTATAAATGGGCATTACTCATTGATTACATCTTTTTTTGTGATATAATTCTCGATGTAATTTTTTGCAAGGCTCTCTACTTTATTCGCGTACTTGTAGCTTGAGCCTTCTTTCAGATAGCTACTTATGTAGGCTACGTTTAAGCCAAGCACCCCTGCAAATTTATTCTGACTCATACCAGTTTTGTTTAAAAACTTAAGTATTTCATTTGCTAGTTTCACTCTTTCTCCTTTATGGTGATTTTATATATAGCTACCAAGTAGCCACATATAAAGCCACTAAGCGATATTTTCTTTTTCTATTGCTATTTCCACCATACTTTTTTTAACCAGTTTTTCTTTAGGCTCAACCACTAAATCTTCATAGTTAAACACAGCACTTATTATGTTGTTTGTCTCTTTTTGAGTTTTTAGCTTCTCTTTTAAGGCGCTAACTTTTTCATCATCTTCATATGTAAAATTCTCAGGCTTTAAGGCATTTTTATAAGCTTCAAGCATTACTTCAAGATCATAATTCACATTCATTCTGGTAAATTCACTAAATTCAGCGCGTTTGATGACAGCTCTTATGGTTCTCATATCATCTTTGAATACCTTTTTGACCATCTTATAGGTCTCGGCACTCATAGGGTGTATCTCCTTATCTTTTGCTTCGCATATAAAGTTTCCATCCATATCAAACACAAAGATAGAACTTACATCATCAATATTCTCGCCAACTAAAACTGGCGTTCTGACAGGCGGAAGAAATGCTGAGCCAAACTCCCTTGCGTCGTAGTTTATGCCTTTTTTGCTTACCACTCTAGTCTCTAGCCCTCCAGCATGCAGCATAAATTCCTCTTTTCTTACACCTTTTAGTGGCGTATCATCGCTATTCCACCGCTCCATTGGACTTGGTCTTTTGCGTCCTATCTTCATTATGTCCCATTTAGCTACTTCAGTTTCAAACCTGGCTCTAGCTTGATCTAGTGTGAGAAGATATTTTAGGTTTGTCTTTTTAGGCAGCCCGTTCTCATCTTTGGCGTGCCTATCTTTTTTGGGTGTTCTTTGTTCAACGGCCTCGCGCATAGCTAGATTAAAGCCTATATAGCCTGGAGTTTGAGAAATTCCAGCATGCTGTATCACTCCAAAATGCCTTTCTACAAAGCCCTTTTCATCGCCACTATATGCGATTGCTCTATCGTAGTCGATATGTAAGCCGTTTAGTAAGTGTTGAAACTGATCACTTAGATAGTCTTTACCGTTATCACCCTTTATGTAGTCTGGCTTGCCTAGTGTATTTAAAGCTTTCCACATTAGTCTTATAAGTCCTAAAGCATTTGATTTTTTCTCTATGCTTGCCACACATCTACCGCTATATACATCTACTATACTTAGGATATTTGCACGCATCGCTTCGCCTTTTTCTCCATCCCTTACCATCATGTCAAGCGGTGAGCTATCTATCTGCCAGCATTGGTTGCGTCTGGTTATCATCTCGCCTTGATTGCCAAGAGCTGGTTGGAAGTAGCTTTTTGCTTTATCTTCGCCTTTTGTTACCATTATGTATTCAAGCTTGTGTGTTTGATAGTAGCTATCTAAAAACCTCTTTATTACGCCATCACTAAATAGTGGTTTTATCTCGCCCATTAGATATTTTGGGTAGTTATATACCTCGCCTATGCGTTTAAAATACTCTTGATGTAGTCTACGATTTAGCTCAGCTATATTTACTCCGCCAGCGCCATAAGCACGGAAGTTTTGAAGTAAAAACTCTATCATCCACTCTTCGAGCACGCTGGCGTTTTTCCTGTGCTTGCCACGCTTGTCTATCAGCGCCGCCGCGCCCTTTTCTTTATAGGCCTTTTGCCATCTAAAAAGGTTTGCCTCACTTATACCGCTATCTTCGCAAAACTTTTTACATGACACGCCACGTTTTTTAGCCTCTTCATACTCTTTTAGCACTCTTATCTTTTTGTTTATCTCATCTTTTTCACTATCATCTAGCACTGCATACTCTCCGCCAAAATTCTCTTTTTTACTCGCGCCCTCTTTGTTTTTGCCGCCGCCCTTGATCTCGCTAAATTTCATCTGTCTAAATCCGCTTTGCTCCGAGCTATCCTCTACGTATACACTTACGTCTTTATCTGCCTTGCCGCTCTTTATCGCCGCGTCTATGTCGGCAATCTCTACTGCAAATAGCAGCTTTGCTCCACCACGGCTTCTGGTGCCAGCATCTTTTATACGGACAAATGGGTATTTTTGTGAGTTACGAGTAGCAGAATTAATTAAAATTTTGGAATTTACACCAAAAATTTCAGCAGCCACAGCAGTTTCGACATAGATCATTTAGCTAGCCTTACTCTCTTCTTGTTCTTTTTTAAGACCACTTGGAAGCTCTTTGATTATTCCCTCACTTAAAAGCACTTCAAACACTTTCCTTGAAGTAGCGAAATTTTTACTGCCTGTCACTTGACCACTTATGACCATATATGTGGTTCTCTCACTAAGATTGTGCTTTTTAGCCCACTGCCTTATGCTTATGCAGTTATCGGTAAAGTATTTTTTTATCATCTTGCACTCCTTTCTTCTAATTTTCATTGCTAAGTCGGCTTATAAATTTTTAGTTATAATCTCGTCTTTAAGACCATAAATAAGGATTTGTATGCATGAGGCTAAGATGAACTTTGCTTGCCCTAAGTGCAAGCAAGCTACGGCGATATCCATAACCACGTTAAAGTTAGACACCTTTGAGTGTTATCACTGTGGCGAGAAGCTCTATGCTGGTGCATTGCCTAAGCTTGCCTATAAGCTCAGTAAAGAATTTCACAAGCTTTTCAAAAAGCATGCCAACGCATACTTTTATACCAGGATAGAGTTTGAAAGAGACTTCCAAGAGATAGATGATGGCGGAAGATTTTTCTTTGATGAGCTTAAAAGTTTTCAGGATAACGATATGCTTATCGCACCGCCTAGATTTGAGATACTAGCTTACCATTTTAAGTGTATAGACACTAGTGCTAGAATGCTTTTGCACGACGATAGCATAGCTCATCCAAAAGACTATTTTATACCTGCTAATTATCAATTTTCATATAAATTTAGCGAAGTCATGGATGAGCCGTATCTAAATGCGTCGCACAAAGACATACCTAGCGAACAAGATCGCAAATTTCTTGGGCTACATCTACTTGATTACGCCGATTTGATCCACTATACAAGACTTTATAACTCATATCTGAGAGCTTTTTCGCATACTCATCACACTTTTGCTTGTCTTGAGTATTGATCGAGTCTATATGTTTATACAAGACTCTATCACAGTATCTCACAAGCTCTCTTGAATATCCGCCTTGGCTCAAAACCACAAGCAGTCTCTCTGCACCTTTGCCAAGTCGCTGTCTAACGCTAAAGCTAGACTCGCTCGGCTCGGCACCACAAAATACGACTTTCATTTCTTGCCTTTCTGCCGACTTAACAATGAAAATTTAAAGAACTATTTTTCAAACCTTTGAAAGATTTAATCTCAAATAAGATATAATTTTTCGTAGATTTGAAAGAATTATACAGACATTTGCATACATTGTCAAGATATATTTTAAATTTTTGCATACTTTTTTATAAAAGGGGGTGTTTATGGATCAAAACTCAAGAGAAATTTTAGACAGATGGAAAACTAGTCTGAATATAAAGACCGATAAAGAGCTTCGCGAAAAATTAGGTGTTGAGAGACCAGCAATGGATAAATGGATTAATAGAAATTCTATACCAGACACAGCATTTAAAAAATTTGATCAAGTATGTAAAAGTATGCAAAAGCAAAGTAACGCAGATGGCTACTGGATAAAAAAAATAAACCAAAAAGTAGGTGCAGGCACGAGTGTAGACATAACGGAAGTCGATGTTATAGACGAAGATAATAAGTTTTTTGTTCCAGCGACTTTTTTTAAAACTATAATGAAAAACGAGAAGCTTCGTATGGCGCAAGTTGACGGCTATTCTATGGTGCCGATGCTTCATCCCGACAACTGGGTTATTTTTGAAAAAACGAAAGAATTTAAAGGTGACGGATTGTATGTAATCATGTATAACGACAATCTTATGGTGAAAATCCTACAAAAAACGCCGCGCGGAAATTTATATATCAAAAGCACGAACAAAGACTATGAAAGCTTTGAGCTCGACGAAGATACTTATGGGTCTTGTCATATAGTCGGTAAAGTGATTAAATGTATTATTTAAAGTAAGCTTAAAATGATGATTAATCGTTTAAGCTATTTTTAAATAATATTTAAGATTAAAACGATTTTTTATTGTGTTTTTACAATGATGATTAAAAATAAACCCCATAGATAAGCCAGCTATTAGCATTAATCATCATTAAGCTTCAATTAATCATCATTTTCTTAAAAATTTGATGATTAATGCCTATATTTTTAAAATTTAGCTATGCTCTTAATGGCAAAGCTTAAGCGGTATATGTCCTTGATGCGTAAAATCTTGGGACGATTTTTGGGACGCTTTAAAAGGTGTTTAAAAGTCGATTATTTGGTATTTAAAGTCTTTTTGCGATGTTAAATTTTTCTGCTTTTTTGGGACAAAACGGACGATTTGGGATTATAGGGATTTTTCTTGTAGCTGAATTTTTACATTACAACTGAGAGTGAAGCTTTTTAAAGTGCCTATTTTACGCGCTTTCAAAAATCTCGCGCTAAAATTTCTCACTCTCATTTTCTATACCCCCTCACAATATTTTTAAGCCTAAATTCATAAAGCAGGTTTGAAATTTTATCTGTTGAGTTTAAATTTAGTCCAAGATCATTTGCTAACATTTTGTAATAAATTTGAGGATTTTGACTTATATCAATAGGTGGAGACTTGGAGCTTTTAGAAAGCTTTTTGGCTCCGTCTAAAAGTAGCTTGTGGTGGATAAATTTAGCATTTAAAAAGCCAAAATTTAGCCTTTTTGCAAGATATCTTTGAGCTAGCGTGCAAGGCAGCAAGTCCTCACCTCTAACGACCAAATTTACCCCCATATCTTCATCGTCAATGACGCTTGCGAAGTTATAAGCTGGAGTAAAATCCTTTTTATAAATGACAAAATCGCCCATCTGTGCTGCCACTTGCCTGCCAAGTTCGTCGTTTTCATCCACGCTTAGCCTGATAGCGGTTTTATCTTTTATAAATTTTAGCTTTTTATCTTTGCAAATTTTAGTGTAAATGCCGTTTTCATAGGCATCTTTAGTAGCTCTTGTGCATTCACAGATGTAAATTTCAACTAGCTTTTTAAGTGCGTTTTCATATCTTTTAGACCTTGTTTTAAAGCTAAAATTACGCTCAAATTCGCCAACGCTTGTTGCACCTTTGTCGTAATCAAGGCCTAAAAATTCCAAAACGTCAAAGATATTTTGAACAAATTCGCGCCGGTATCTGCCAAGGTCATAATCATCAATCCTTAGGTGCAAAACGCCGCCCAGTGAGCGCGTCAAAAGGTAAGTTAAGATGAAGTTGTAGGCGTTGCCAGCGTGCAAGTAGCCGCTTGGCGTCGGAGCTATGCGCGAGACTATGCCACCAGATGGTGGCAAATAGTCATTAATCCCTTGGTCTAGCC